GCCACGGGCGACCAGGGCGCTGCGAGTGCCACGGGCGACCAGGGCGCTGCGAGTGCCACGGGCTACCGGGGCGCTGCGATGGCTTCCGGTTACGCCGGCTCTGTCTCCGGCGCGGAAGGGAATGCATTGTTCCTGGTCGAGCGTGACGACGAATACAACATCGTCTCGGTATGGGCAGGCATTGCCGGTCGCGATGGGATCAAGCCGAACACGTTCTACGCACTCTGCGGCGGCAAGCCGGTGGAGGTGTGACGTGGCCTACTACGACGAAGACGACGCGATTGTCGATCGCCTGATCGAGAGCGGCGAGCGGGACTTCCTGGCTACCCTCGTGGCGACCCTGGCTGAGTACCACACCAACCCTTCCGATCTGTCGGCCGTCATCGCCAACGCCGCCGAGTGCGCACGACTGCGCCGCGAGCAGACCGAGATCAATGCGCTTGGCAATCCGGCGCCGACCATTTGGGAGGCTGCAGCATGAGCGCCCAACTCTACCTTTTCCGCCCCTACAAGACGGTCCGCGATCTAGGGCAGCGCAACGGAATCAACCCAGCACCGGCCATCAACGCAATCCGCGACGCTCAGAAACACGGCGACGACGGGCTGCAAATCGCAGGCCAGTTTCGCGTGCAGTGCTGGGAACGTGAGAACGGGTATGCGCCCGATCCGAAGGGGGCAGCGTGATTCTCCTCGCCTACTTCATCTTCTTTGTAATGGGACTCGTAGTGATCGACCACTATTCGCGCAAGTCGGCGGACAAGGCGCTAGAGGACGAGTTGGCCGTCGAGCTGCACGAAGCATTTGGTCACATACGTGGACCGATAACGCTGGATATGGCTCGCCACGAAGCCGAAATGGAAGCGCTCAACGGGCTGATGGTTGAGGACGATCCGGATCTGAATGATCCGTATCGCCCCGACTAACCTTCAAAAGTTGGATGCGAATTTGAAACTTACGGAACTGGCAACACGTGACGGAGTACGTGTGCAGGGCTTGGCGGATTCGATCGATAGCCTCCACGCCCGAGAGTAGGGAGCGGGTTCGAATCCCGTCCAGTTCCACCCCTCCGTTCTGCGCTGCCCGAGGGCGCAGTCCTACCAAGTCCGCAGCGGATTCGCCGCCGATTAGCCGGAGCCACTTACAGAGGATCACATGAACACTGTTGCGATCAAGACGGACAAGACGCACTACCGCAAGGCGTTCGATTCGCCGTACCTGTCGAGTGCGGACATTACCGAACCGACGAACATCACCATTGCGCGCGTCACCCTGGAGACTGACCGGACCAAGAAGACGAAGGATCACTTCAACACGGCCTACTTCACCGAGCGGGAGTTGCGGCCTGGCGAAAAGCTGAAGCCAATGATCCTCAACGCCACGAATAGTAAGGCGATGAAAGCGATCACTGGCTCGGCCTTCATCGAAGACTGGGTGAACGTGCCTGTGACGGTGTACGTCGATCCGTCCGTGCGCTTTGGCAAGGAGACGGTAGAAGGTTTGCGGCTTATGCGACGAACCCAGCGTGCGTCCGTGACTCCGGAGAACAAGAGCCGCTGGGAGAACGCCAAGGCGGCCTACCGCCGCGACGGGAACCTGGATGCGGTTCTGGCCCGAGCTGATATCTCCGAAGAGCACCAGGCGCGCCTCATCGCGGAGTGCCAGGAGGCGGCGCAGTGATCTTCCACGATATCGAGCAGAACACAGAAGAATGGGAAGCCCTGCGGCTGGGTAAGGCCACCGCGTCGAGCTACGCCAAGTTCATGGCGAATTTCGGCAAGGACTTCGGCGACCCGGGCCACCGCTACGCGCTGCAGCTCGCGCTTGAGCGAGTCACTGGCCGAAGGGCTGGGGCCAGCTTCAAGAACGACGACATGGAGCGTGGGCAAGAACAGGAGCCCGTCGCCCGACTGCTTTACGAGGAACAGAACTTCGTGGACGTGGCAAACGGCGGGTTCTTCGATTGGGGCGGCTGGGGCGACTCCCCTGATGGTTTGATCGGGACCGATGGCGTGCTGGAAATCAAGTGCGTCATCGCATCGACCCACGAAGCCACCATTCGCCGAGGCAAGCCAGACCCGGCCTACAAGTGGCAGATCGTCGGCCACCTGGATGGGACGGGGCGTGACTGGGTGGACTTCGCCAGCTACTGCGAGGACTACCCGGAGTGGTCACAACTCGTGGTGTGGCGGACGTACCGAAACGAAGTAGCCGAAGAGCTGGCCCAGCTTGAACAGCGCCGCGCTCAGTTCCTAGAACTGGTCGAGACCAAGGTTAACCAAATCAACGAAAGGATCGCAGCATGACTCAGCAATACGACAACACAGACCGGGGTGCCCTGTTCAAGAACACGCGCAAGGAGAAGGACACCCACCCGGATTACAACGGCAGCATCAATGTTGGTGGGCAAGACTACTGGCTCTCCGGCTGGCTCAAGGAGAGCGCCAAAGGAAAGTTCTTCAGCCTGAGCGTCAAGCCGAAGGAGCAGACGCAGCAGCGCAGCGCGCCGAGTCAGCAACAAGTACCGGCCTCTGATTTCGTCGATGACGATATCCCTTTTGACGAAGGGTTCTGAGCCATGACAACCAGAGAAATCTGGCGCTCAGTACCCTCAGTAGAGGGCGTGATGGCGTCAAGCGAGGGGAGAGTGATGGTGATCCCTTTCCGCTCTGGCGTGGAGTACTTGGGCCGCAAGCAGTATGGAGGCATTCCCACGTTCGGTTGCTGGGACGGGAACAGGTTCATCTGGCGGGCGTTCGGTCGAAACCACAAGGTTGCACGGTTGGTGTGCGAGGCATTTCACGGGTCTTCGCCAGAAGACAAGCCTGTGTGCATGCACCTTGACGAGAACGCCAGGAACAATAAACCGGAGAATCTGGCCTGGGGCACTCAGAAAGAAAATCTTAATGCGCCGGGGTTTCTTGAGTACTGCCGAAGTCGAACTGGGGAGAACAACCCTCACGTGCGAGGCAGAAAAGCGGCGCAGAAAGCGGCTTGAAGTTTCATGGCGACCAGCCGGCGGTGTCGGATAACACCGGCAGTTGGCGCGAGGGTCCAGCCACGTCGTGGCGCGGATCAACGGAACACGTAAGACGCCCAGCGCAGTGAACCTTAGATCCGTATCTCTGCCTTCGTGAGCCAACCGTGTAGCCCCTACGTCACAGGGGCGGATGGACGAGACCTATAGCGAGGGTGCGATGAGCAACGAAAAGTATGCCGCAACGAGTAAGTTGGGTGCGGAGCCGGCGATCTATCCAGATGAGCGGGTTGCGGTTGAAGTGAAGATTTCTCCCGATGAAAGGCTGGCGCAGTTCGCGCTATCCATTTACTGCTCGGCCGTCCAGCAGCACGGCTACCGTGCCGGAGATTCTGGTCCGCAGATTGCGGTTATTCGCGCACGCCAGCTCATCGCCGCCCTATCGCAGGGAGAAGGCCAGTGAGCGCGTGGACGAAGGGGCCGTGGCTAGTCTCCGAACGAGGATTCGGCAAGAAAGACTGCATCACGGTGTATGCGGCTGATGACGAACTTCGCTACATCGCTTTCTGCCAAGACTTTCTGAACTTTGAGACGGTCACGGATAACCTCGCCAACGCCCACCTCATCGCCCAAGCGCCTGCGATGTATGAGGCGCTGGAAAAAATGGTGGATGAGTTCGGCTTGACCGACATTGACGACAATCTACTGACTGGCGAAGGCCAAAACCATTTCGTTCGCGTGGCGATGGAAGTCCTCGCCGCCGCCCGAGGAGATAGCCATGAGTGAGGTGAATATCGTGAGCGGGTTCCCCGGCGTAGTGCTAGTGGTTCCAGAGCCGGGGCTAACAGACGCTCAACGTCAGCGTGAACAAGACTACGCAAACGGCTGGAACAGGTGCGTTCTGCTGTGCCGGTCGGCTCACGCCGAGGCCATGCGGGAGAAGGATGCGGAATCGGAGCACCGGAAAGATCTGTGCCTCGATGCTCTTGATGATCGTGACAAGTTGGAACGGAGAGCGATTCGCGCCGAAGCCCAGCGGGATGCGCTGCTGGCGGTCCAATCGGCAGCATCAGCAGTTACTAAGGCGTTCCGGGAACTTGGGGACTCTACCCGACACACTCGGTCGGAAGCGAACGCAAGGTACAACTGCGAACAAACGATGGTCGCGCTGGACGATGTCCTCCGCGCCGCCATCGCCTCAGCAGAGGAAGGGAAATGACCACCCCCAGCGATAGCGCAATTGCGCAGGCGTTTCGAGAGTTTGACGCAAGTTTGCAAGGCGGCCCGGTTGCGCTCGTAGCAATCGCATTGACGAACAGCGCATTGCAGATAGATGCCGCCCAACTCGCTTCGGCCGACGAACCCACGTTCCACCTCCGCAGCTACGGCGACGTGACGCGAGAGGAATTGGAGCGGTTCACCCAACCCGCTGCGGCGGGGGAGTTGCCGGAGGCTGTGGCGTATCAGGTTCGCAACCGTGCCGCAGGTATATGGCACGACGCTGACCGTGCCGCTTTCGACGTGGTCAGCAAGAACCGCCCCGGCGATGCACGCATGCTATACACCGCCGCCCAACTCCGCGCGGCTGTGGCTGGGTATCGGCGGGATGCGCAACTCCGCGCTGAATTAGAGAGGTTTGTTGCGGCCATCGAGGCCGAAGCCATCGCCAACAAAGAGTATGCAGAAAACGCGATGTGCAACAGCGAACACGCCAAATCAACTCACCGCGCCATTTCCGCCGAACAAAGGCACATTGCGCTAAGGCTGCGCGCAGCCCTCGCCAATCTCGGCAGTGGCGATGGGAAGGAGGGGTGAGCCATGCTTCAAATGCCAAACAAGAAACCAGTCAAGGTAACGATCACCGATCCCGACACCGGTGAGGTTATGGAAGAGCGAATTCTCTCCGACGATTACGCTCTAATCACTGCCGGGAATCGCTACGTGAAGAGCTGGCAGGTCATGGGGCGAACCCACATGCTGGCAGTCGCGGTTGACAACGGAGAAGGCAAATGAGCGGGCGAGTGACGGACGAGGCGGTGCGCGTTGCCGAAGAAGCCCGTGTTTGCACCTTGAACGCCCTGGTGTCTTACGGGTCTGCCGGTGTCGAGGAACGGCACAGCAAAGCCATGCGCGCCGCCCTAGAAGCCGCCGCCCCGCACATGAGGGGGGGCGAGGAGGCGGCTGAGCCTCGGCAGGATGTCCCCGAAGGCCTCGTGGTTCGCATCGAGTCAGCTATCCAACGCATCCATGAAGGACATGCGTGCATGCGCATTCCGGCTGACCCTAATGATCCAGACCTCGTTCTGGCTGATGTGCTTTCCTGGATAACGCCCAACGCCCCGCCCAAGGCCGACAGGGTTTCTAAAGAAACTGAGGCGGTGGATTTGGATGCCGTGGCGGAGATGCTTGATCTGTACGCATCGCTCATCGACGGCGAAAAGAAGTTGGGCGTTGACGACTGCCACTATCCGCCGATCATTCGTGAGTTGGCGCGCAAGATTCGTATCATCGACAGCAGCCGGAGCAAGCCATGAGCAAGCAATACGCGTGGAGCACAGACGAAGAAATGTATCACGGCAAGTTCGACACCGTGGAGGAAGCGCTGGCCGAGGCTCGGGAGCATCTGATCGATGGTCTTGACGAAGATCCCGGCAGCTATACGGTATGGGTGGGCGAGGCCAAGCCGATCCCAACCGGTCGGCTTGTCGATGCAGAGTGCATCGTGGAGCGGATGCAGGAACGAGCCTACGAAGAAGTGGGTGAGTTCGGCGAGGACTACCTCACCACGGCTACCGCCGAGCAGTTGAAAGAACTGGAGGCCCTGGTGGTCGCATGGGCGGATCGAGTTGAGATGCCCAGCTTCTACAGCGCGGACAACATCCTGGCCCACACCATCGTGATTCCTGGCGAGGCCAAGCCATGAACACCCACCCCAACGACGAGAAGCCGTATAGCGAGGATGCCCAGGCATTGCCGAATGAGCGAGGTTTCGAGCAGTGGTATGTTGAGAATGCGTTCGACTATCAGCGCGACCCGCTAGGCAGCCGTGATTGCAGCATCGCACGCAAGGCATGGCACGCCGCCCTCCGCACGGCCAGCACGCCGCGTGACCCGTTCCGCCATGCCGT